CAACTGAGTTTCAATTTCGTATAGAACTTTTTCAAGTTCATCTAATGGCTCTTCGCCATGTACATAGGCTCTAATATTAAGACCTAAGTGACCCCATTTAAACCCCCCAGGGTGGTATTCTCTTGTTTCACTTCCAGGAACTACACTAATAAAAGGGAAGTCGTTCACTTCATCCCAGAATATAAGTTTGTTAGTAACATTATTAGCTAAATCTACTGAATAACTTCCTGTGCCATCTATCTTCTTAAGTTCCGTAATAACGGCATTAGTAATTGCTGAACGTGCTTTTGCTGCCATTATACTCTCCTAGTCCTAATATGTAATTTATGACTTAATGTCTCTCTAGCTATTTCTCTTATAGAAGCGCTAATAAGTTTTCGTGGATCTCTTCTTGCCGATCCTTGTTTAAACCCTCTTTCAAAAGTTTGATAAGGCGCTTTCATATAAGTATAGTACGCTGTTAGAGCTCCTTGTCTAGATTGCATAACTTTATCCACTGTAACCGAATCTGCGAATCTACCCGTTCTATATACTAAAGCTCCTCCTTTACCCATATTCTCTGCTACCGTTTCTTTAATTTTAGCATTAAGTAGGGCTTGTATGTGCATGGGGGAAGTAAATTGACCCTTAGCATCTCTAATTGGTATAACGGCACCAGCCTTACGCCTTTTTGTTACCTTCTTCGACTTAGTATTAACAATACGAACTTTCTTCTTTGGTATGCTAGCTTTCTTCTTACTTTTCTTAGCTTTCTCAGTTTCTATAAGGTTATGTAACTCATCTACATATTCTTCTGTAGCATTATCTTCAGCATATTTTATTAAATATCCTAGAAACGCCTTCTCTATTCGCTGTGATTCTCTTCTTTCCCATATACTATTGTCTAGTTGTTCAGAAGGTCCTTCAAACCCTAGCCAGGTTACATGTCGTTTACTAATATTACCTTTAGCAGTAGTAAGACTCCGCATATAATCAATACGAATTTCATTGATGAAAGGCTCCTCTGAGTCTTGCATTAGATTAGCTAAAAACTTATATTCCTTTTCAGCTCCCGCTTCCTCTAAAAGTCGTAAAGCTCTAAAACTTGAACCGGTGGCTGAGGAATATGCAGTACCTGGCTTACGGTCCTGCCCTGCTCCATGAGCAAAAGTTAAGACTTGGGAAGGTCTTACATACTCTCCCGTCTTTCTGGAAGTAAATCTTTTCTTTGTAAAGGTATCTGTTAACTTACCTGCTGCGGTGTACTTCCAGGAATTTAATCTTTTATAATTAGAACCTTCTGCTTTATTATCAGATATAAATTCAAAATGTCTCCCATCTACACTATCTGCAAATAACCTAGACTTATCTGCCATATTTTTTAGCTCCAAAGCAACTTGCGCTGCTTCAGTTTCGTCCATCTTATAGTAAGTAGTAAGTATAGTCACAATAGGGCCAGGGCTTAAATCTATACTTAGAATTGTTAAATTCTGAAGAGGCCTGACTGCAGGCATTAAAACCCTTACTACCTCTTTTGGGTCGAAGGTCATAGCCATTAGCTTATATGCCTATAATGCTCCAAGATACGCTTTATGTGTGGAGGGAATTCTGAATGGAGTGTCTGACTCTTTGTTACATTTTTAATTTCTGAGCCAGGCATTGATTTAGCGGGAGTCGCTTCTTTCTTTAAATAATAAGTAATTAAATCATACACTGCTAACTTCAAATCCCCTGGAACAGCGGAATATCCACCTTTATATATCAACTTAACTGATTTAGTACCAGAAGGAAAAGACATTCTCGTACGAGTAATCTCTTGACCATCAGCATCTAATTCGTAATCCCTGTCAGCAACCCAAAATTCATTGGCTGCCTCACAAGTTGCTTGAGTTGTATATGAAGTGTTGCTACACTCACCAGTCCATCTTTCGGCTGTAAAAGCCCAGTTGTCTCCAGCTGTATGTCCTGTTGTAGCATTGAAGGTTACAGCGACGTCTCCTTCTAAAATTTGACTAGAGCCTGTTATTGCCACTACGTCTGTATACCAATTCGAACCACCATCCCTAGACCACTTAAATGTATCTGGAGTTCCTGTTTGAACAATTTGTACTTTATAACTTCGTCCTACTTCACCTGACGACGTATTTGCGTTGTAACCAGTGACTGTTAGGTCATTTAAGCCTGACCCTGTGAAGGTATCATTGTTATGACAAGTTGTTTCTGTAGTTTTTGTTGATAAGGTACATTGTGGAGTACCAGAGCTCAATAGATAGTAATTGTTACTATCTGCGAGGTTAAATTCAACGGTTTGTTTATCCGTCTTTGAGCTATCACGCTCAAATATTTGTACAACTTCCGCGATAGGAAGTTCTGTTGGAAAGAGAGAAGTTTCACCTTTAACAATGTCAAAGTATTCTGTCTTTGCCGTACTATAGTAGTCGATAAAACTACGACCACAATAGGTTTTTATAAGTGTACTAACCTGGGACTTTAAATTATTAATGGTTGAGTCGCGTGTATTACTGCTTATTCCTGCGTATGTTTTATAATCACTTACTGTAACTAAATCTGCCATTCTTTATTCCCAAATACTTGTAAAAACCGGCGGGTTGCCCCGCCAGTTAAATACTAACTTATGCTATTAGCTAGCTGCTGTCTTGATTAAAGCCATTGAAGCTTTACCTGCTGCTCCAGCCTCTTTAGCGATGAAGCCAAAGCGACGAGTCGCAACAATTGCTCTTTGTTGAGCAACTACGTCAGTAGCCATCTCAATTGTTAAGCCTCTATGGTTACCAATTAGGTAATTAGTAGGGTTAACTAGAATACCAACCGCTGCAGATGCACCTGCCGCTTCAAAAGCGTCAGAAACAACTAGAGGGATACCCCATAGTTTACCAAGCTCGCCACTTAAGATTGTAGCTTTGTCACCGTACTTATCAACAGTAGTAACATCAGCATCAGTTAATAAACTGTAATACTGTGCTTGACTTACAAAACAAACTAGGTCTGAAGGGTTCATACCCCATTGGCCCATGTTTGTACGAGCTGTGTGAAGCTCCGCTTTTACAAATGGATCAGTTGTACTACCAGTAGTTACAGTATTACCTGTATGACCACCTGCTAGCTCTTCTAACTCAGTAAAAGGTGCTGCAACTCCAGTACCTAGAATTGAAGCATCAGATGTGCGTGCCATTCTACGAACGATTGCATCACGAACTATACCAGCGATAGGTATAATTGAATCTTCATCTTCTTCGTAACCGATGTACTCACGAGTCGCAAGCTTATGAGCGGTCAGTGTGACCTCTGTTAAGCCGTGCGCTGCTACTGCTCCTGAAGAAGCATCGTTAAATGCTGTACCAACTGCGTCACCATCATTTAGGTTACCAGTTGTTACCCAAGTAGCATCCATTCCAGTATCTGGATTGAATGGGAAGTTCATCACGCGTGCATTCATTGCCATTTGCTGGAATACAGGTTCAACAACTACACGATTTTGAATACCTTGGAATATGTTTGAGTTCCAAGTAGTTTCCCAATCGGCATCTGCCCAACGAGTTGCTTTCTCAATTAGCTTCTTACCGTAGCTTAATTGATCAACGCTCTTACCAGTAATTTTTGACGTAATATACGCAGCGTTAAGTTCGTCTGCTGTAGGCTCATTTGCGCCTGCTTCAGAAAAACTCATCTTTGACTTAGCTAATGCAGCTAACTCATCTTTGTTATTTTTAAGTTCAGCTGACATTTCTTCTATTGCTTTCGCATAGTTGTCATCTGAGTCTTTAATTTTTGCTTCTAAAGCCTCAACGACTTTGTCCGCTTGGGTTTTCCCAATTTTTAAACTATCTAGTTCAGCTTCAGCCTTAAGGGAAGTTGCCTTCTTCTCGACTTCTGCCTTATAAGCGTCAACAGCTTTTTGAGCTGTTTGCTCCATAGTCTCTTGTATTTCTTCTTGTGTCATGTTAATGTCCTTAAGAATATTATCCTGAGAAGAATCCTTCTCAATTATGTTTACATCTACTTCTTCTTTTTCAACTTCATCAGTAACAACAGTAACTGTTTCAACTTTTGAAGGTGCGTAAGAATCTTTGTAAGCTTTATAGGCTTCCTCGGATTCAAATGCTTTTGATAAAGAAAATGTAGAGTTCTGATTTGCAGGAACCGAAACTACACTTATTTCATATAAAGATAAATCTTTAATGAAAAAGGTATCTTCTTCCCTGTTGTAGTCTGCATCTTTAATGCTAAAGCCTACAC